TCCAACCCCAAAGCCCATTGCGCCGGGAACGCCAATGAGGTTTTCGGTTGGCAATCTGAGCGCCAATGCTCTCTGGACAAAAGCTGTGCTTGCGAGAGTCGTATCATTGTCGTTATCGCTTGCAGTTGTTGTGGTGCAGTTCCGTAAATCACCTGATGCGGGTGTTCCTAGCGCGGGGGTGATCAGCGTGGGCGAAGTGTCAAGCACCATCTTTCCTGAACCTGTTACGCCTGTCAATGTCGCACCCTCGATCGTCGGATGTCCGGTAATCGTTGGGGACGCTTTCGGGGCCTTCTCCGTGTCAAGCTCGTTGAGCGCCGCCTGAACGTCCGTTGCAGCAATGCCGCCAGCAGGCGTGTTGACGACATTCGATGCGGCAACTTTTTTGCTGTCAGTGCCATCGTGGTCATGGCCCGATGTCGTGTTTTCTACTGCTGCCGCGAGATTGGTTAAGTTCGCGTCGAACTCTGTTGCATTGAGTGCCGCTCCCTTGCTTGCTCGTGTTACTATTGTTATTGCCATTGTCTGCCTCCTTTAGTCTATATCGTCTAATAAATTGAAATAGGTGGCGATGATCCTTCCGTTGTCGCTATTGACCGGTATAATATGGATATACAAACCATCGTTATGTGTTACATGTGCCAATGAATAGGTTTTCTCTCCAGGAGTTTCATTTTCCGGACGTGCAACGGTGCATTGTTCAAGTGGTATTTGTTGTTGACCAATAAAGATTGAGTTTTGCATTTTATCCCTCCCATAAATCTTCGCCCCATCCACCATCAGGGAACGGATTTGTTGCGATTCTATATGCAATGATCCTGAAGCGAATCCCGCATTTTTGCCCACCACTAGAATACCCGCTACCATATAGTCGCTGAACCAATGCCGTGTCAGTTCCAGTATTCCATGTTCCAGTGTATGCAGTCTGCGACCCAAGAAGAAGAGTAGCCGTTTGCCACGGTTGTTTGCCTGTCCAGTATCCATTACCAGTTCCATCAGCGGTAAAGATCACAGCCCCACCGTTGAGAAGCTCAAATTTCATTGATGTGACGTATCCGCCTGCGTTTGACCAAAATTGATATGCTATTTCAGTGATGACATAGGAACTATTAGCGATAAAAAAATCAGCAATTTTTCTTTCATAGTATCCCGGAATTGTCCAAATGCCTACTCCCGGAATAACGGCCCTGTCCTGGAGCCATCCAACTCTAAATAATGAGTTTGTAAATGAACCAGATAATTTTCCATTGAGTCCTAATTCCGAACCATCCCACGTTAGATAATTACCTTTTGATTGTCCGATGGATAATTTATATTTAGAGCTTGAATAACCCAGAAAGAAACCGGTTCCGGAATTGTAATCTGTTTGGCCACCCTTGATTGAACCACCATTAGAAAGTGTAATTCCGCCACCTGTAACAGTCAGGCCACCATTGATTTGTGATAATGTCACGTCAGCGCCCGTGGCAATCCCAGAGAGCTTCGCGCCTTCTGTTGGATTTAGGCCAGCAAGATTGGTGAAGTTTAATTTACTGGCTGCAATGGTCGCTGCTTCGATTCTATCGGCACTTAAATATCCAGTTGTGATTTTTCCGGCGTCCAGCGCCGAGATCTTTGCGTTAGTAATTACAGCATCTTTAATGTTGGCGGTATTGGTGATGATTTCATTGGCTCCAATATTCCTCGCCAAGATACTTTCATCAACGATCAGGTCGCCGCTGATGCCTACGCCGCTGACACCATTGATTGCGCCTACCGTAAAAACCTGCTTGGGATCCAATGCATCCGCGTTGTCGATGACTTTGAATTTTTCAGCAACAATGGTAAATTCCGACGGCGCGTCTTCTGATAACATCAAACCAAATCCAGCCACTCTATTGTTGGCATTTAATTTGACGGTATATTGCGCCTTGACGCCGTCAACGTCATCGACTGCTGCCGACAAAGTGCTTTCGGCCACAGCCAAATCAATTTCGGCTGTGGACAATCTGGACAACACGGTATCTAATTTGCTCCAGTGTGTTGTATCGGATGGCGCTGTTCCGACAAGACTGTTGGTCTTGCATTGATAGGTACTCCATTCGCCATCGAGGTAGCATCGAACCAGATCGCCTGTGTTATAAACTGTTGTCGCGGAATATTCGGCCGCCATGACGCCGTTTATTTCAGTCTTAGATGCCTTGAGTAAAATAGATGCTTCAGCGGCATTGATATCTGCCTGTGCCTGGCTGATTTGCGTTGTGTGTGTTCCGGTTGTGCCTTCCAGCGTTGCGATTTTTGTAGCGTGAAGATCGATGCTTCCTTCTACTCCGTCAATGTCTGCTTCTGCGATAGTTAGTCGCCTATTGGTATCATCCAGGCTGCTCTGACTTGCCATGAGCAAAATATTCGCTTCCGCGGCGTCGATATCAATTTCGGCCTGGCTCATTTTGTTGGTCAGTAGGTCTATTGCCTCGGCGTGCAGAAGAATGCTTGCTTCCACGCCATTAATATCGATCCCGGCTTGCGTCAGGCGAATATCAACGTCTTCTACGTCGCCGATGGTTTCTACAACGGTTCCGGGAACAACGATATCTGGTACCAGCGCGACATATCCGATGATGGCGTTTGATGTAATGGAGATGTTTTCTTGGTTGATGGCGACCTGGTTGACGGCATTAACAAATCTCTCTGTGAAGTTTGCGACTTCCCAGTAAGTATCCCATCCGGAAATCACCGTAGGCGTTGGAGCCGGAGAAAAATCAATAGTTTTGATGCAGATGTACAAGACGTTGCTGTATTTGACGTATTCACCAATATCGTATTCATTGTCTGAGTCAAAATCTGGAATCAGTAAATTGGCAAAAGTATCAAAGTCGGTCTTGGAGACTTTCAGGGTAATGTCTTCAGAGTGTTGGGTAATGGTGCTCTCGGCGGTAGATACGCGGGTTTCCAGCTCTCCAAATGTCGCTGTAGTTACCCGCGCCTCGATTTCGTTGGCATGAGTAATAAGCGTGCTCTCCGCTGTGGCGACTTTGCCACCAAGGACATCAAAATCTTCCTGACTGACCTTCAGGGCAATCTCATCGCCGTGCGTGACGATGCTTGCCTCGGCGAGCACAAGCCTCCCGTCAACATCATCAAGCGAGGATTGATCGGCCTTTAATGTAATCGCGCCAGCGTTTTGCGTAATAGCCGACTCGGCAAGGTCAACGCGGCCTTCCAGTAAATCGTAGGTTGCGTTAGATACTTTTGTGGAAACCTCACCGGCCAGCTCGTCCACTTCCGTTTCAATTTGACTAACAAGCGTCGCCAGCGAATCAGCCGCTTCCCAGTAATCCGTGTCCGTGCCGGGAGTTTTCGTGCCGTCAATATCGTAAGTATATGCGATGAGGCAACGATAGACTTCTCCATCGTAAACAACATATTTTCCGAGGATATAATCGCCGGTTGCGCTCCATTCTGATGTTGTCAGGCCGGCGACTTCAACGGAGAGCGCCTGTAGCGTCGCAACGGTGTCGGAAATGGCCGCATCGCGCACGGTCACCCACGACTCAGAGCCTGCCGCCGTGGAGCGATATACTTTATTTCCATCATCGGTATCGAACCACAGGTCGCCTGCTGCGTGCGCGGTAGGGGCGCTTGCTGCATAAAAGGTGACGTTCTTTCCGTTGGCGGTTGTCTGGGCTGCCGCAGCATTGGCTAATGCTGTTACGATATCGGCATCCTTGATGGACACCCAGTTGCCTGCGCCAGGAGCAGATGCCCGGTATGGAGCATTCCCATCGTCAGTATCAAACCACAGGTCCCCCGCTTGAAGGGCGGTCGGAGCGGTTGCCGCGAAAAACGTGTTAATTTTTAGGTTTGCGGTGATTTGAGCCGCCGCGGCCGCTTGGCCTGCTGATGATGCGCTGGAGACCGCCGCGTTCGCGATTGTCTGCGCCAATTCCGCCGCTGTTTGGGCATTTGTGATGGCAATTGCGTGATTTGCCTGTACGCCGGAAAGGCCCTCGTAAATGCCTGTAATTCCGTATAAAATATTGTCGCCTACGACGTCGTCCTCGACAATAAACGATCCAGTGTCTATTAGATTGATGCGTTCCAATAACGTCTGGGCAAGTTCGTCTTCCGAGATATTGCCTTCCAAGATTTCCAGGTAATCAGATGGGTCTTGGGATGTAGTGCATATTGTGCCACCGGTTCTCGATGCCGGGTACCAGTCGCCGACCTGCCCGTAAATATCTTTTGTTCGTATCCAGTAATACAGGGTAGTGATCAGAGGAAGGCCACTGTGCGTCCAGTACGTTGCCGCTGATTCACCGACTTGCTCTGCATCATCGCGATTGTTTGTCGGTGACGCCCAAATCTCTACAACGTCAAACTCGGGGAACGTCTCATAGGCGAAATCAAGTCGGATCGCATGAACATGCCCTGTGGCAACAATGGTTGTCGGCGTTGTCAGTGTATTGACGGTCAGTGTCGTCGAGCCGGCCTCACTCTGGTTGCCTGCGATATCGACAGCGACAATATTATAGTCCTTGTCGCCAACCCAGTTGATTTGGTCCACGTAGCGCAATGCCTTGCCTTGAACAACGCCATTGACGATATAGTAGTCGATGGGCAGCGTTGTTTCGCAGTCCGTCCATGTCACAACTGCTTGCTTCCCGATGATTGCTGCGCTGGGGGATGGCGTAGAGGGAATAGAAACCGTAATGCTGCTGGCGTCAGTCAGGGTGCTTTCTCCGCCCCGGTTGATTGCGGCAAGTGAAAAATTATAAATCCCGGCAGTCAGCGTTTCGTAATAGACATAGGCATTTCCGGCTATATTTTCCGCGATGGCATCGCCGTTGAGATAAACAGTATGGTAAAGCACGCCGATATCATCGGGCTTGTTCCATGCAAGAACGATGGCAAGGCCATTGATGGTCGCCGTCAGATTCACTGGTGTTGCCGGAGGAGCGACAATCGTTCCGCTGCCGGACAGAGTCAAATCAACCGAAATTCCATCTTCTGGGTTGCGAGTATGGCTGACGCAAAACGTATAGGAATCGGTGCTGTAATCGAGCGCATCAAATCGATAATAGGGTGTTACGGTCAGCCCTGCATAAACATATAGAGCGCTGTCTGTCTCGCCATTGCGCTTATAAAATACATGCCACAGCGGCGCAAAACCAGACCAGGACAAATTGACGACTGTTTCAGGGCTTCCATCCCACAGTTGAATTTCTTCTGCTTTCAGCCCGGTTTCGTAAGTGGGTGTGGCTGGTGCATCTGGTAATTCGAGTGTTCCTGAATCATCATAAACGTCAGGGTTGTATTCAACGCAGACGATTTTCCTGGTCAGGTCGTCCAGCCGGGTCGTTGTGATCATCCGAAAATACTTCGTGGATGATCCGATTTCCGTAACCACCCACTTGTCATACTGGGCGGGTAGTGGGTCGAATGTCGATAGGATAACGATTGTATCGCTGGTAGTCTCTTTTAATACGGTTGCCAGCGTATATTCCGCGACACTATCATCGGCCGACGACTGAATTTTCAATGTATAAGTGGTGTCAGGGTTCAGTGTCAGAGCTTTGTCGAGTTTGACTGTATTGGTGGTCGCCGTTATGACGCGACCGCCTTCGCCCCACAACGTGACGTCGTGCTGTACTTCGACAACATCCCACGGCAAGCAGCCAATGGCGTCAATATCCGATGCAAATGTTGCCGTGCATGTCAACAATCGGTTGTTATTTAGGGCAAAATAACCGTGCGCCTTTGCTTCTTCGAAAGATGTGCATCCCGGCAGCGATAACTGTGTTTTTTTGACTTCCGCTGTCTCGGAGTCAAAGTCTTGAGCGTGCAGCTCGATGGTTCTCTGCTTATAATGATTTTCCTTGTCCCAGAAGGTGATATCGACGGCGTTGGCCCGGCTCGTCATATCGAGATATTCAAGGCTGAGACTCTTTGAGTTGATGTTCCCGATATTAAAAATAAAGGACTGTGCCGGCAGGGTTTCGAGTTTGTCAACAAAGCAGGTGAATTCGCTGCCCATCTGGACCGTGTTGCCTCGTCCAAGAAGTCCAATATTATTAAGTATTTTACGGAGACTGGTTGATACATCGATATAATAATTGCATTTAAAGCTGGTTGGCGACGCCACCCCTGCGCTGATATAGTGCGTGTCGCAGTTGTTGGCCCAGGCCAGAAAATCGGAATATCGGATTCGCGAATGCGGAACGCAACCGCCGTATTGTGAGTTATGTAGAACGTCATACGACGCCCATGCCGGGTTGTCGGCGGGCAGGTTTTCATAGGCTGAGCCGGTCCAGACAGGGACGGTTGCGCGCGTGGCGATTAATGACAGTGCCGGCAGGGATCCAGAGAATTTGTCGGTTGCAAGCGCCCGTAAGGCAAAGACTGTTGACCCCGGATACGTGAAATCGTCGTAAATAATCGACTCAATATATTCAATGTATGTTTCGTCGCCTACGCGGGTATCTGTGCTTTCTGCTGAGGCAAGTCTTACTCTGACCTGGTATGAGCCAGGCGTGATGCGGTCAGCATAAAACACTCGTCGCAACGGGGCGCTTTGTGCCCCGCTGATCGTGATATAATCATAGGCAAATTCGCCGATCCCGTAAAGTTCTTCTTCTTGATGCTGAATCCATCGCCATTCGTATCGATTCCGTCCGTATTCATTGCCCACCCATTGAGTAGGATAATAGGGTTCTCCGATCTGATGGTCGGCAATGTTTTTTGATCCTGCCTCAACTTCGACCCATTGGTGATCATAATCTGTGTAGCCAGCAGACCAGCGCCCAAAGACTCCAAAGACTCGCGTAATCGGGTGGGTGTTGTATTGTTTCAGGCGTGTCCAGCTTTCTGCGTTTTCTTCCTTGTATTCTATGTGAATAGTAACGGTATAGGTGGTCAACTGGCCCTGATCGTTGGCATAGAACAATCCCCGCGGAAATCCGATGGCAATACCGAGTCCCTCGGTCTGTGTCCCATCCGCGTCGATGGTTGTCCATTCTGTGGTGAGTTTCGCGCCGGATGCCTTTAATGTCCTGGTGTCATTGAAATACTGGATAACCGGTTGGTCAACATCGCCGAGACGGTATTCCCAGTCGATTCCGTCAACGCCCTTAGTGACGGCGTTATCGTTCAGTCTTACGCTGGTTTCGTCGATGGATGTTATGCTGTGGTCGGCGATAGCATATAAGATATTGTAATATTGTTTGTCGCCGACAACTTCAATGTATTTGCCGATAATAGGCGGGACGATCCGCGCCGTGCCGTAAAGGACCGGCCATACCACGCCTTCACGGTTTGAGTTTTCTCCTGCCTGCCATGAATAAGTGCTTGATTGCTCGGCACCAGTCGTATCGTTCATCATACCCACGCTGTATGGCAGCAATGCGCCGATCAATATATTTCCGGCAACGGCAATCATCGCGCCGGCTGCCGCGCCAATCATCACGGACTCCGAGGCAGTGAACCCAGCCGCCATCGCGAATCCGCCTTCGCAGCCAATATACCACGTTGCCACGGCTGAGATTGCAACCACGATGATTTGCAGGATGAGCCTGAGCGGGTTTTTGCCTTTATCTCCGCCGCCTTGTGGGGACGCGCAGAGCACGACGTTGCCTTCCGGATAAATCAGGGAATAGTCGGCATCTTCAGGAACGAGCTGTCCGTTCACAGCAGCGACATAATAGCAGCCATCCAGCGGGTTTCGTACCAGGTCGATGCAATGCTTCAGCGATAAACCACGTGGGACTTCCTTGAATTCGCGATTGTGCAGCGGGTCAAATGGATTGGTGATATTAGTAATTCGGATGTTTTGCCGTTTTAGGAGTTCTTCCACCGGTAATATCCTCTGATTTTGCGCTTGAAAAAGGCGTGGTCGATGCGGGTCACAACGACGCCAGTTTTTTGCATGATGTGAATGAATTTACCTTCTCCGATATAGACGCCGAGATGCTGGACAAGGTTGGGTTTGTCGTGGTCGAGCGCGATAGTCACGGCGCAGCCGACTTCCGGATGTTCGATTTTCTCCCATTTACCGGAGTCGATTTCCGCCTGGATCATGTCGGCGTCAATTTCTGTATAAGCGTATTCTCCGCGGGCCTGCGCGGCGATGACTTTTTCGATGGCCAGGACTTCAATGTCCGGTGTGGAAATGTGATTGCCGTAACGCTTCATAACTTCCACAAACAGACTCTTGCAGTCGTAGGTGTTCTGGTTTTCGCTTCTGCGTTCGTACTTAGCGCCGAACAAATCATGTAATATCGAATCCACCTAAGCCCACCCCCGGTGCGTTTCCAAAACGCCTTGAATTGTTTTTTGCGCGGCAGCCAAGCAATGTGTGGTTGCAGGTCGTATCGGTCCCGGTGTATCCACACAGCCCGTCTGCTCCTTTGAATTTATAGCGGCAATGATTTCTCAATATTCTGTTTTGCGGAAAGCGCCGCTGGTACGGATTGCTTGCCGACAAAACAAAAGTCGCCCATTCGGCATTGCACTTCGGCTGTTTTAACTCGAAGGTGTGTTCGACTTCCGGATTGGCGTTCGGATCTGCGGCGATCACTTTCGTGTTGATGACAGCTATCGATACGGTGATCGGCGAATATCCATTAGCCTTGATGTAATCATCGTAATATTGGATATACTGATCCATGACGCGGGATACGTTGGATATCTGGATATTGACCTGCGGGACTTCCCCGGATGAACCGTCGGAGATTTCACTAATATTGAACACAGGAGCTGCGATCCATGTTTCGGCCTGCGTGTCTTCCGGATGCTGCCATGTGATATTCTCGGAATTGTTCACGAGGCGTACGGGGTCATCTATGCCAGGGATGACAATGCGCAGGCAGACCAAAAATACGCTGTCAGTATTGAGTTTGTTTTTTTCGGTAATAGCTGTTGATGATAGCGGCAGCGGCATCTATACCTCCCGAATCTGGACCGAGAGAGATCGGTATCCCGGAAAGACAATCTGTGAGTCCAGTTCGTCCTGATTAAACATGACCGTATAAGACGTACCCGTGGCAACGTGTGTCCATGTAAACGCCAATCCCTGGTTATTCAAAAAGAATGTCTCGAGTAGCTGGTAATCGGTTTCGGTTAGTGCGCATTTTTCGTCCCATTCCAGCGAGAACACTTTCTTGGCCTTCGACCATTTTCGGCGCTGCTGAACGTATGGTCCTTCTTTTTCAGTTGAATAGGCCGGAAACAGGGTTACTTCTCGAATCGGGAAGATGGGTTCTGCTATGCTTGGCCATACTGCCATATTATCCTCCTAATGCGCTGCGCAGTCCGCCCACATTGCGCTCCAATGCGTCGAGCCACACGGTAACGATGTACTCTTGGCCGTTGAAGTTCACGTCGGATTTGGTCTGTTTGAGCGGCGTGCCGCTTTCATTCTTCAGTTCAACCGTAACTGGGGTTGGCTTGTGGACTCCGACCAGACCGCCATCAGCGAAATGCACCTGATTGGTATCGTAAATCGGAGGCGACGGGATGGAGAAGTTGATGGCGCCCGCCGGGATCAGTCCGCGATTCAGTGCATCCAGAAAACTCGCACCATACTTATTGACGGATGATTTCTTGATGACATATTCACCGCCCATCGCCATGATCGGGACGTCGTCTCTATGCCCGGAACCACCCCTGATCGGGCCGCCTTCCGCTTTGGCTTCGGGACCATTAA